TTCCAAAATGTGTTGCAACAAACAAGTAACTTTACTACCTCGATTGGTTAACGACAATATCACAAGTTGACAACTGCCTGTCTTATAAAGGCAAAAGTAGTTAATTATATCGTAAATAATGGTAAAGTGAGTTAAATGACAGAACGTTATGAACTGGAAGATGCTAGTGGCACATTACTCCTAGAAAATGGCTCAGACAATTACAGGCTAGACTTTCCAATATTTACGGTTGATGAGAATGTCGCTGTCCAAGAATCGTCCAACAAACTTAAAACAATTATACAAAATGTTTCCTCAACATTAGGTTTAACAGAGGTAAGTGAATATTTTAAGGGACTTGTCAAAGTTGCAACTCAGTTTATTGTTTCAGCAGAAGAAACATCAGCAAAAAAACTCAGGGATCTTACATATCTTATAGAGGGAACTAATGACTCTTATGAATTAGAAGATGGTTCTGGATTATACAGGTTAGACTATCCATTAAAAGTTGATAACGCCACAGTAGGATTAGAAGAAACTGCTGAAAGATACACAGGATTGATAAAAATTATTTCAAGCACCATACTGTTCACAGATGTTGGTATCAACTATGTAAAAGGATTTGTAAAAACCGTAACGTCTGCACTTGTCACATTAGAAGATGTAGTTAATACAATAATAACAGAAGTCAATCTTTATTTGCTGGAAGATGGATCTGGAAGATACAAGACAGAAGAGGGAGATTACTATCTACTTGATCAATTACTCATAGTCAAGAACGCATTATCAACGGTTGGATTAACAGAATTATCACAAAAAGTCAACGGTATTTTGCACAATATTGCCGACCTTGTAAGACTAGAAGAAGCATCAAACAGGCTAGGAACTATCAAGCGTAACATACTTTCAACGGTAGGATTAACCGAGTCAAAGAATTTAGGATATAGAATAACCACAGCACTTAACACAGTAGGATTGAATGAAGCATCAAACAGGCTAGGTGGACTAATCAGAAACGTTTTGTCAACAGTTGGAATAAACGAGTTGAGTAACTATGTAAGAGGATTAAGCAAGACCATTTTAAGCACATTAGGATTCACAGAACAGACAAACACCATATCTGGAATAGTTCAGGTAGTTTCATCAACATTAGGCTTAGAAGAACTTACAAACAGAATCAGAACTGTCATAATCGACTATTCACTTGGCGACTTTGTTGCAACTGCACTAATCAACCTAAACAGTTTCATAGTAACCTCACTAGAAGATGTGAACGACTTTACAGTTGTTGATTCTCTTAATTCAGGCGACTTTATCATTAGTGATGATGTATAATGGCTAACGGTTCTCTCATAACAATCAGTAGTGAAGATGTAGGAACAGTTATTCGTGGAACTGCCAAGACACGAACAAACGGTACAGATGCAGTTCTTGACCTGAATGACACATCTAGCGTAACCGTATATCTGCGAGATCCAGATGGAAACGTTACCTCATATTCTGCCTCAGCAGTTAATGTTGACGGTGGGACAGACGGTATATGGTCAATAACAACAGCATCAGCAATCTTCACAAACAATCCCGGAATATGGCAGATACAGGTAAAATACGTCCTAAGTGCAGGAAGCATATTTTTCTCTAACATTAAGACTCTTAATATTGGGGAAGTTATCGCATGACCTCACTTGATCTTTTTGCTATCAAAGAAAGAGTTGTGGATATACTCAAATCAGATACAACTAACCTTTGGGATTCCACACCAAACAACAAGACAAAGTTTAGAAAGATAGAGGCAGGAAGTCCTAGTCCAAAGGCAATCCAAGAGCCACCATTACCAAGATGCTGGGTTACATCAGATCAAAATGTCGCTGTTCAAACTCATCACATGGTAGTCACAAACAATCAGGGTAATGGGGAAGAATGGGACGTTAGACTGTTAATATATCTTGTAGTAGAAGCAAAAGACGGTTCAGATACAGAAGAAAAAATTGATGATTTCACAAAAGCGATAGTGGAATTACTTGACAATAATTATGATTTAAGAGCACCAGGTGGATTGGAAAGCACAAGAGTGGCAGAAGCCTCAGAAATCATAGCAATAAATGATCTTCCTGCTATGTTTAAAGGAGATAGAGTGAGAGGTAGAATGATTAGGCTAAAAGTAATAGTCAGAGCTTGATTAATTCTCTTTATATTATGTTTCCACATTTTAGTCTATATGGCTAATCTTGGAGAAATTACTGAGATTGTAAATGCTTCTGAACTAACCTTAGAAGTAGGTGCAGACAACTATATTTTACTAACTAACTTATCATTACACATTGGCAGAACTGAAGACAGAATTGCCACTACTGACGGTGGAGCTCTTTATACATACGGTAAAGGAGATAACTATTTTACAGCAACCTTACTTGTTTCCACACCTGAATTATCATCATTAAACACACTTACACAGATTGATTCTGACGGAGATATGACTTCTACTGCATGGAAGATTGTAGCAAAAGATGTAAGTGGAACAACTAAAACATTTAGTGCCACAGGCATACTTAGAGATTATGACGTATCAAAACCAGCAGAGGGAAAAGTATCAATAGATATTTTTGTAAGAATAACAGGCGACACCATTACTATCAGTTAGGTGGTTAATTGGGAAAAATCTCTGAAAAAATAAACGAGATGATAGATTCTGTTCTGCTTAGTGCAGACTTTACTTCTGCTTCTCCAGGACACATAAACGAGGTTTATGAGGGTTCATATACAAAAGAAGATCCAGATTTTGAATCAGATATAATAGAATTAATTAAACAAGAATCTAAAAATCAAACAAACAAATCAGACAGTGAAACAATAAAACAAAAAACAGAAGTAAAAGGATTAACTGAAAGAGTTAAAGAATTTGATAAAGGTAACATAGGAGAAATACATAGATTCACATCAGATCAGTTTGCCAATGTTAGAAGCATAGCAACAAACCCCACAGGTTTTATGTTTCAGACATTTATGAAAAAATTTGCAAGAGGTGCAGGAGTTGTAGCACTTGCGTTATTGATATTTGAAGCAGTCAAGTGGATTATAGGAGAATTAATGAAACCAGGAAGAATGTTAGACAGACGATTTAAACGTGATATTAATAATGAAATTTTAGCATTTAGAAGCAGAGAAGAAAAACAAAAAATAAGACAGGGTATCAATAATGTAATTATCACAAGCATTGGTGGACTTAGAGGTGGATATAATCAAGTTGTATCATCAAGAGGATTGGTTGCAACAGGAACTATTGACAGGGTTATTAACAGTAATTTTGGAGAGCCAGGAACTACACAAGTAGCAACAGGTCAGCAGATTAAAACAAGAATTGGTAAAGGTGCTAATGTCTTTGGGGGTAGCAGATAATGGCAGGAAATAGTTGGGTGTGGGAAGTTCAGTCAGGTGCAGGAGATGGATTAAAAGGCACAGCAGGATCTACTAATTATATAGAGTTTAATTCAAGTGGCAAAGTCCCAAGTGATGGTGCATACATCTCAGATATTTCTGTTGATTTTCGTAGAGCAGTTCCAGAAAATCCTGCTGTTGATGCAGATAACAACGAATTACAAGATATGGGTATTGATGGCTTAGACGTTATGATTAAAGGTGTTATAGGAGATGCAGATAACGATGTTTCAACAAACTCGATAAATAAATTACAAAAATGGTTAAAAGATGGCAATATAACGACAGGCTATACTAAAGGACGATTTGGCTTAGAATTAGGAAACGCACCACAATGGAATGTAACACCAACACCAACTTATGGCTATCATTTAAGATACGCTAGATTTAACTACATTGGGGAAAGAAGAGATATGGTTGAATTTGAAATATCGTTGTCATTGGGTGGAGATTTAAACAGTGCCATCTAATTATTCTAGTCTTACAGTAACATGGTATGATGAAACAGACAGTTATACAACGACAGCAGATATTACAAACGATATAACATCTATACCATTATTTACAGATACAGGAACAGGGGAAGTAAATGAAGCCACAATAATTTTAAGAGCATTACAAGGACGATATATTACAACAGGTAACATCATAGATAAAAGAGATAGAATACATATAGAGTGCACTGATTTAGGTGGGAATAATTATGACAGATATTTTGAAGTTATTAGTTTTATTCCAAGTCAAGACAAATCACAAGGTGGAACACTTTTAACTTTAGAATGTTTAGGTATTGAATATCATACACAGCATATCAATTTCACAAAACCATATTATTTTCAATCAGGCTTTAATGTTGCTAAAGATATTGTCAGCATCTACAATGAAAACAAAGGTTCAAAACAACCATCATTAATAAGTGGTAATGTTGCCTGGAATGGCACAATAGGTAACGATTTACCAAATTACACTTATAATAATTATGATTATGCTTTACACGAAGATACGATATATAACAGATTACTTGATTTGGTTGACAAATTCGGTGCTTCTGTTGATGCTGGTGGTGCTTTAACATTTTATGAGTTATCGTTTATTGCTACTGATAAAAACGGTATTAGATTAAGATTAAGAACAGCAGGAGATAACACGCCAACTGTCACAGTAGAAAACGCCAAAGTTACCAATCCAAAAACAGTTGGAAATCAAGACGGTCAGATTGTGATGGAAACAGGCACAAATATTTTGTCTTGGGGATCAGCGTATCATGGAACTTTACCTGTTGATTTTAGTAAATATGATTCAAAACTGATAGAATTTGCATTTAGACCTGAATACAATTCTAGTGTTTCATATGCAGTGAACGCCAAAGTCAAAGTAACACAATCAAACGGTAGAGGAAAACACTATAAATCAAAGGTCGCTAATAATCAAGGTAACACACCACCCCCTACTGTATTATCAGATTCTTATTGGGAAAGAATAGATATGGGAGATGAATTTGGAGATAATATTCAATACAGTGCATGGACAGATGATAAAAATGCTGTTTGGGCAGTTATGGGTTCTGATCCAGAAAACAATCACGCAGGAAATATGATGTGGGATCACAATCTTGTTATTTGGGACGAGAATTTTTTCAGAACATGGGTTGATGTTAGAGCTTATTCAGATGCACAATTAGATGCTTTGGCAGATAATGGTGCAAGTAATGAGGGTTACTCTTATGATTTAACAAGAGATGGATTCCCAAGAGGATTCAGAGTGTTAGTTATTAACAACGCTTCTTCATATTCAACACACACATCTAGTGGTTCAGCAACAGGAGATTTAGCTGGTTTCACAAATCAAGTTGTTGAGTGGGACGGATCAAAATGGATAACAAAGTATTCTTTCACATCAAACAATAACAATGTTCAGATAGCAGTAATTGACGAGTCAAAAATGTATGAGGGGACAAGTTTTGGTTCTACACCAACATGGAAAGACATTTCAACCACAATGTTTGCTAATGATTGTTTCCACCCTTTCACAAGTATATCAAATGTGGCAGGGGTTGATTTGATAAATGGAACACCTAGATCTGCACAAACTGACAGCACTAATTTTCCCGATATTACAAAAGCTGGTGGAACGTTTACAACTAATGTTAATTCAGCACTAAAGTTTCAATGGCAGTGGGGAAACATAGCAGACAGTATCGCTAGTCATTCAACACCAACAGGCAGTTTTTACAAACGTGGTGCATGGGCGTGTTTTAGATTTCCTTTTCCAAATTGTTCTTATGGAATAACAGAGGGTGTTGGTGGAATATACGGTGGTGGATCATCTGCTAAATCAACACCATCTACAAAATATGAACCATCAACTTTGGATATACAAAATATGCACTTGACCTCTGACGGTCTTAGAGGATTTAATCATGGTTCAAGTTCTGAGGATTTGGGACAAATTAACGCAATAGCATTTATGATTAAATTAAAAAAGATCAGTGGAGCAGATATTGATGGTAATCATAAAATGAGATGCTTTATGATTGACACAAGTGATAACGTAGTTTATTCTGATTTTGAAATAGAATTTTCAGACCATTGGGAAGATATGAGATTACCTATATCATCATTTAGGGTTTATAGAGGCAGACGACCAGCAGATGGATTAGAGAGAGCATTTACACTAATTCCACCAAAAGACCTGGAAGTTGTAAATATTTTTGAATGGAGAAACGTGAAATTTATAGGCATTGAATGGTTAGCACCTTACGATAAATTTGGTAGATACAACCCAACAGCAAGTATATTAGATGATGAGAATGTTTCAGTCACATTTGAAACAGCACTAGGTGGAGAAGTTGAACTTTATATTGACTCATTTAGATTTATAAAGCCATTATTAGTGACAAGTGGTCAAGACACAAGTGTTAATATTCAACCAGCATTTATGCAAAGACCTGATATTACTGTATATCATCAGTTGTTAAATGATGCAAAGGCACAATTAGAAATAGAAAAATTCCAGCATAAAGAGTTTAATCTTGAAACATCAGGCGACTCTGTATTTGACATTGATTTTGGAGATGCTTTTTATTTTAAAAATTCTGAGTTGGTTAATGAAAGTGACGGTGGCACAAGTAATCAAATTGAATTAGTAGCTAAAAGAATAGAATATAGTATCATAAAATCCCCGACAAGTTCAGGTGGATTAAAACGTAGAATTAAAGGAGTTAAGGTGTTCACATAATGGGTAAGCCAAGAAGTATCTTTAACAGAAACGCAAATTTAGATAGAGAAGTATCAAAACAATTTGGGCAAGATAGACAAAATGCCACAGGTATGTCCTCAACATTTAGAAGTATGCCATTATTACCACCTGAAGTATCAAGTGGACAAAACACAAAGATTGGTGTTGATACTGAAAAAACAAGCACATTATATCTGACAAGTTTAAGATTAGACAGTCAAAACAGAATTGACTTTGGTAGCATAACAGGAATCACATACGGAACATCATCAAGTGGAAGTGAAGTTCACAGATTTGATATAGGTGGATCAACTGTTCTTCAAGTTCAAAGTAGTGTTATTGATTGCAGACAAGATTTAGTTAATACAACATCATTAAAAAGCGTTGGAACTACTCTATATCCCTTTCTTGATGTCAACACAAAAGAATTATCACTTAAAGCAGTAACAGCACCATCTTCTCCCAATAATGGAGAATTATGGCATAATACATCAGATAACAAAGTGTATGTGAGAAGTGGTGGTGTGACATCAGAAGTAGGTGGAACTGCTGGTTTAACAAACCCACTAACCACTGATTTAGATTTAAATGGTAATGAGTTAATATTAGATCCAGATGGAGATTCAATCATATCATCAATCTCAGATGATAATATTCAAATTTCAACAGGTGGTTCTGTAAGAGCATCTATATCAAACACAGGGTTACTTATGGCAACACCAATTACAATGTTAAGTTCTGATATTGATTTAGATGGTAATGAATTAACAATAGATGCAGATGGAGATAGTTACATTCAAGCAGTAAGTGATGATACAATACAAGTGGTTACAAGTGGAACATTAAGATTACAAGTAGATAATAGTCTTGTATTTGCAAATCAAGATGTTGGTGTAATTACAGGTAAATCAGTAAAAGGCTTTTTTGGTGTTATAGGATTACAAGTATCATCATCAACATTAACAGTTGGTAGTGCTGGTAGTTTGCAAGTTCCTTATTTGTCGTCAACTACAACATATTCAACAGGGGTTAATTCTACACTAGATGGTATATTTGGTAATTTAGATGGGTGTATGGGTATTCAATATAACTCAACATCTCCAACTTATACAGTATGGTATAGATTAAATGGTGGGTGGCGTAGAAACTTCTTAACGTAAAATATTTTAATAACCATACAGGGTAATAATTATTGACAACCACATCAGAATTAGTTGACATTATCATCTACCAAAGGGAAGAAATAATGAAACGTGATGGCATAATCAAACAGTTGCAGATACAACTAGAAAATATAAATAACGAAAAGCCATCGAAAAAATAGTGACAGAAAGAATCAGTTATACTTGTTACCGAAATTCACATGGAAGATGTTTTAATAAGACCTTAAAATGCTCTTGTTCTTGTCACACTTCAAGTGTAAAAGATACATCAACAAAGGCTCAACAAATCTATTATCTACTAAAAACTCAACCAGCAAACATTGGAATGATTAGAGCCTTTACAAATGCTACTCCAAGATCAATTAGACAACATATTACACTTCTAAGGCGTAACGGTGTGACGATATATTATAATCGTACAAGTGGATATTATTCACTACATAAAAACAAACTATTAAATAATCCAAAAGAAACTCACAAACAATGAAAGCAAAGTTTGACAACGGTAAGTGTTATGCCTGTGGCAAAACATGGAAACTAGGAGATGAAATCAATCAAACAGGAAAGACCAATTCTAAAGGCAATCCTGCATGGTGTATTGATGGCAAGAACTGTCAAGGCAATATGTCGTTTGAGGGAAGTCCATCTAGCGTGTCAGAAACAACAATCTATACAGATCCAGAAGAACTTTCAGATGATGAAGAAATACTGTATAATGGCTTGGCTAGGGTAGAATCTCTTGCATACAAAAGAGCAAAAGAAACACACCCTGATATGTCAGAATCTAGTAACACATTTGGTCAGATAGTCAATGCTAAAACTACGCATCTGTTAAGTTTAATGTTGATCAAAGCAACAAAGGAGAAATCATCATGAGTTCTACCTTACCTATTTTTTCTAATATGAATTACTACAAGAATCCAACATTTGTCAAGTTGATGAGAAAGTGGAACAAGTATCTGCTTGATGATCTTGATGATGAAGAACTATGCTACGAGATTGAAGAAACCTTGTTATTTGATATGTGGCAAGAGGCTCGTAAATGGCTAAAGGAAAACAAGAACAGGGCAGGGTGGAGAATGGATCTTGTCTAAATTTAAAACTGCAAAAGAGGCTATGCGATACATGGCACAGTTCTATGACAATCAATGTTTTGTAACTCAAGAAAAATTCAAGGACAGAGGATTTGTCATACATCATTTATGGTATCTTGATAATGATATTAGACGAGAGAATTTCCCAAAGGGAGAGAAAGGCAGATTACAATACCTGAATAAACTTGTGCCAATGGTGGAAGCCATGCCCTTTAGATTTGCACTTATCAAGAATGGAATACACACAAGGATTGACCACCCCAAACGAGGACTATCCAGACTAAAACGTGAGAATCTATACAGGTTGTTTTTACTGACTATAATGACTAAAAAAGAAAGGAAAAAAACACAATGAGATGTCTAGGGTGTGACAAAACAATTAAACTGAATGGTGGCAGACTTGCATTTACTTGGAGAACATGGCAAATATGTCCTGCTTGTTTTAATCTACTTGTTCCAGAATATTATTCTAATGCAACAAAAGTAAGGTTAGAGGTTAGAGGTCAATGAGATGTTTAGGGTGCGATAAAACAGTGAAAGCCAAAAAAAGCCGATCTATGACTTGGGATATTTGGCAAATTTGCCCTAAATGTTTTATGTTGTTAGTTCCAAATTACTACACTAAAAATTTAAAAATAAGAATAATGAGGCACACACAATGAATTTAACACAAACATTCAGAAAACCCCACGTTGTGATCTTATTTTCATGTTCACAATGTGGTAAGAGAATATCAAAAACCACGCTTTTTTGTGAACAATGCAAAGTCCAACACATATTGGAGGGAGAATAATTGGGGTTTTGTTGCAAATCCAGGTGTGACAAATTATGTGCGACAGCACAAAAACAGGGAGCATATAAACTGCATAATTACTGTGCAGTTTGTTCTAAATTTTTCTTAAAGAAAGAAAAAAGATGTCCATGTTGTAACGTGCAACTTAGAACAAAAAGACTCAATAAAAATCTAAGGAGAGTTAAGATTGATGTGTAAAGCCTGTTCAGGGGAATCTGCAACAGTAAAAGATGGCAAAGTCGTGTCAAGAGGTTGTAATGAATGTGTGGCACAGGCATTGGTAAAACACCCTAAAAATGTCATGGGAATAATGAGTCTGGAACACGCAAAAAAACTGTGTTCATGTTTAGCAAATGATCATAAAGGTGGTAAAACAGTAGAACCATCTGAACAGTTTGTCACGATTCACGAAGAAGCTAAAGAGTATTTCAAACAACAACAAGAAGAACAAGCAATAAAACAACAACAACTAACAGAGATGATGAAAGATGACTAATAATAATATCGAATATATATATATAATATATATATACATAGGAGAGTTGTTATGAGTAATTTTTTGTGGGTTAAAACAGAAAAAAGACAAAAACTGTTAGACTCTCTTGAAAGCATACCTGAATATGGTAAAAAAAGCAAGAGTGAGATGATAGAGATTGCACTTGAAGAATTTATTAAAAAACATGGAGAGTCAAATAACCCTCAAACACAATTAACAGGATTCAAAAGTGATGGAATACTTGCTGTTCCTAACTTCTATGAGGCTAACGACAACCCTGAGATGTGGAAAAAATTCTATCAGAAAATAAAAAGCAAGGAAGAATACAGACAACTTGACAACGCACTTAACTACATCATAGGACTGCATAATAGGAAATTAAACGAATTATGAAGTGTTCAATATCTGAGTGCAAAGACAAAGGCATTTATCCTATCCAGATAAACAAAACTGAGATGAGAAAACTATGCAAATTACACCTGGAACGATTCATCAAAAAGGACAAGGCATACGCTGTGGAGTTTAGGAAAGCCAATGATCTGTAAGTTCTGTGGACTTGACGGACTTCATTGGGGAGAGAATTGGAAGAAAGGGGACAGACCGTTAGAGCCTGATACTAATATTATGCACACAACAAAACGATGCGAGGACGTTCAATCCAGGAATATAATAAAAAAAACAGATGGGTGGATTAGAAAAGTCTGTGTTAAATGTCATAATTTAGTCTTATATTCAAGAAAACATTACACCGATAAAACAATAAATTCTGTTTGTAGTGAATGTTTAATTAAAAGTAAGGATATGGTTAGATATGCGTAGCAAAATATTCTGTAAAAATTGCAGGGAAGAATTGTTCACACGAACAGAACGAAGTATGCAAATTTGTAAAGATTGTGAATTAGCATGAAATTCTGTCCTTATTGTTCTGGAATAATGACTGAAGCAAGAAAAACGTCCACTGAAAAGGTGGTCTATATCTGCGATTATGACTCTACAATTATTGATTAATATGCCAAGAGGGAAATTATCAGGGTATAATATAGGCAAGAAAAAGCAACGTGGTCAATCTGATACAGAACAGTTAATCAAAATTAAAGGGCATTTGTTGAAAAAACACAAAGTTAATGCCATGCGAGAGCCATACCTGATATTCAAAAATGATAGATTATTGTGTATATTAGAAAAATTAAAAACATCACAAGTTGATAAAAGCTATCAAATAAAGAACCCCGACATATTATGGATGGATAAATACGGAACATGGATAATAGAAGTTGATGGATCAGTGCATGATAGGAAAATTCAGAAAACATTAGAGAGAAACGAACTGTTTTTAAAGAACCGTATTAAACTAATTGTAGTGAATTTATCAGATATAAAATATTTAGAAATTGGCATTTATGATTATATTGATAAAAAAATTATGGAGATAATCAATGGACGATCTTGATAGAAAAATAAAAGAGTTAGAGATGGCATGGTCAGTTCATCACAAGAATCCTAGAAAATATCCAATGCCTGACATGATAGAATTATCCAGACTACGACAGCAAAAGGAGAAACAAGATGCAAAGTTGTAAGGGGTATTGTGAGTTTTTAAATAATAAGATATTGTGTAAATCATTTGGGGTATGGAACAAAGAAAACGCATCATATTGCAAGATATGCTCCCAACATTATATTTATCCAGGAGTGTTTTGTCCTTGCTGTGGGACAAAGTTACGCAAGAATCCACATACAAAGGAAGCAAAAGAGAGGTTAAGATTAATTGAAAAGTAGTAAAAGTATTGTAATTTATTCAGATATTCATGTTGGATCTACGACAGCAGTATGCACACCAAACCCAATAGTAAGTGAAACATCAAGTGAACACAAGCCTAATGCATTACAAAAAGAACTTTATCAGATATGGGAAGAAGCAATAGATGATTTCTCAAAAAAGCCTGACTTGTGTGTGGTTAATGGTGAACCTGTTGATGGTGGTAATCCAAAGCAACTCGGTAATCAATCATGGTCAACTAATCTATATGACCAATCAGTAGATTCATGCAAACTGCTACGAAAGGTAAAAGCAAAGGAATATCTCTTTGTCAGAGGTAGTGGCTATCACGTTCAGATACAGGGAACTCCAATAGAAAACTATGTGGCAGAGATGATGGGTGGAGTCAAATATTCTGTCTATAAGGGTATGCAACCAAAAAACGCTGACTTTTATGCTAATGTAAAATGCTTTGATACCAACATATCATTCACACATCACATTCCATACGCTAAATTCTTTGCATATAGAGCCACACCAATATCAAAAGAGTCAGCACTTATGGCATTGGATAAGGGTAGAAACATGAAATATGATGTTATAGTCAGAAGTCATGTTCACTATTTTATGATGGTAAAGTCTGCACACACTATTGGTTTTACGACTCCATCTTGGAAATACCCAGACGGACACTTGTTCAGGGGTGGACTAGGGGGAACATTCCCAGACATCGGTATGGTTGAGATGATCATAGAGCCAAACAACGAGATTATAGTGAATGAACATATCACAGAACTTAGAATAAAACCTGAGGTGTATGAGGTAAAATGAGGCGTGTAGTAGAGGTCAAACAACCAAAGGTAGTTCAAAAGGTTACATTGGAAACACAGATCATAAACTATCTAAAAAAACAAAAAAAGCCAATATTGGTATCTGATCTATATGCTACATTCCCAAACTATTCAGACAGAAATATACGAACAATCATCTTTAAACTTACAAAAAGAGGTCATATTGACGACTCGCACAAGTGTGAATGTGGCATAACTAGGCTCATACGGTTAAAGTAAAAAGTCGTTTAATCCTACGATTT